GTGTCGGGCCACGCGTGAAGGGGGTGGGGGTCTAGGAGACTCCTTACCGGGGGGTATTGGGCCGTTTTCATGGGCTTCGCGGGGTGGAGGGGCGGGGGGCCATCGTCTTGTACTTGTCCCGCTTGGCATTGCAGTGAGGGAACAGGCCGCACGCGTCAGAGTTCACGGCGCGTTGGATCTCCCTAGCCCTGGCACGCGTCCAGAAGTGACTGCGCTTGTACATCAGGCCGATGCTACGGGATGACAGACAGCCGGGCAGAGACAGCGACCACCTTACGAGCTCCACGTGCCTGCGGATGCGGAAGTCTCCAGTGTATGCCAGCGCATCGATGAACGCCTTGAGCATCACGCCTACATGATCGCGGGAGATGAAGGCATCGACCTCGGTGCGTGCGTTGTCGCCGTCCTTGGTCGCCCATGCCGGATGATTGGGGTCGATGTCGAACACGTGCTTGCTCGGCACCATCTCGCGGTAAGGCAGTACCCCTTGCTCGCGCATCTTGTCCTGCACCTTCTTGGGTTGGGCAAAGAACCAAGCATCGAACGACTTAGCATCCTTGGCGGGTGCGGTCAGGTCGTTGAGCCTAGCGCGTGTCACGCGTCACAGCGTCAACTATCTTGACGGCGGGGCAAGTGGCAAAGGTTGTGCCAGTATCCGTCGCTGTCGAACCTGAGCATGGCCTTGCGGGTAAAGCGATAGGTCAGCGATGAGTACCTGCCCGAGTAGTCCAGGGTCTGCTCGACGATGTCCTTAAGTTCCGATGACGTCATCTTCTCCGGCCATGTGCTGATGACTTCCCTCAGCTCCATGTCTTTCCTTTCCTTGACTGCCTTTGCCTCCTCGGTGGCCTGCCTGCGGATGGCCTCCATCCTCTCAGGCTGATCCCTCCAGGCTTTCTGCCGTAGCCGGGTCAGGCTCAGTTTACGCAAGACCCAGCCTCTCCGCGCGGTGGTACGGTTCAGTTTGGTCATCGCGTAGAACTTGCCTCCTCGCCAGAGACTCGGTCGAACCCCGAGCGTAAGCGACAAGGGGTGAGACTAGAGTCACCCTTGTACGTAGTACATGGGACGGAAGTTGAGTTGGAAGTTGAGAAGGGATTTAGCATTGCCTAAAGGGTAGGGGTGCGGGTGTTGACCCTCAGTTGACCTTAAAACGCCTTGGCGACCCCTTGGCGGGGCTAGAATCGCTATGCCTTGGGGCGGGTTCGGGTGCGGTTTCAGAGGGGGGCTGGCTGTACTCCCAGCGGATGACCCCCTTCTCGGCGGCGTGGCGAATGTAAATCTCGCCCTTGAACTGGTTCGCGTGGTCCTTCAGGCCGGCACGACCACGGCGCTTGGTCAGGCCGAACTTGTAGATCGGCTCTTCGCCCTGGCATCGGAAGAGGACGGCGACCTCGCGGAACCAATTGGTGAACTCGGAGGAGCCGAGGCCCGCATAGGCTAGGTCGGCGACGGTGTGGCCTTCCTTGTCGCTGGCGGCCTTGGGCTTGCCGGTGTGGTGCATGGCCACGAGCACGGCCCCAGTCTCGAGGAGGATGGGGGCGAGGTCATGGCGCAGGAACTTGGACGCCTGCTCCTGATCGGAGACGTCGATGCCGGCAAAGGACAGGAGCGGGTCGACGAAAACGATGTCGGCCTTATGCTCGACGATGAGGTCGCGGAGGGCCGCGGTGAAGGCCGTGCCCGTGCTGACGGTGTCGCGGAAGATGGCGAGGTGTTCGCGCAGCTGAGAGCGTTCGGCGCCGTCGAGGTAGGCACCGGCGATGACGTCCTGAAGGGCCTCCCCTACGTCCAAAAAATCGTTCTCGGCCTGAAGCACGATTGCCCGCAGTGGGCGGACAGGCTTGATGCCGAAGAAGTCCTTGCCGATACACCAATGGACGGCGGCCTGCATCATCAGGGACGACTTGCCCGTGCCGGACTGGCCGACGATCAGGAGGGAGCCGCCCTTGCAGAGCCAGCGATGATTGCCGAGGATGCAGTTAGGGTCGTTCTTTCGGTCGGCCGAGATGAGCGCGTCGAAGTCCATGCGCTGGGGGCCGTGCTTCGCCTTACGCCCCTTGCGCGTCTCGGCGAGTGTGGCATAGTGCTCGAGCAGGGTGTCTGGGTCGGTGGCCTGTTCGGCGGCGGCCAAGGCACGGCGAAGGATGGCGGCATCGGCGATCAGGTCGGCATGTTCGGGGCGATATGTCGATTGGCCTGCGTCGCTGACCAGGAGCGAGACGGTGGCCTCGGTCACCGGGCTGTTGGCTTCGCGTAGGCGCTGGGAGACTGTCAGCTCGTCAGGGGCGATGCCGTCGACGGCCAGCGAGAGCATGGCGGCGACGATGTCTTGGTGGGCTGGCTCGAAGAAGTCGGAGGGCTGTAGGTCGCCCGGTAAGTGGGCGGCTTCGCGGAGGAGGACGCCGAGGAGGTGGCGTTCCGCCGGCACGTTGTTCGGAGGAGTCATGGAGGAAGAAGGGTTTTGGGTTTGGGGGCGTGGGTGCCCGAGGTCAAGGTGCTTTGGAGTAGAGGGCCAGCACGGCGCTCTTGAGGTAGTAGGCGTTGCGGTGCAGGCCGATGATGCCGCGGGAGGTCTTGAAGTAACGCGGTTTGAGTCCTGCCCGGGCGACGCGGCCACGGACGGCGACATCGGAGACGCGCAGCTCGACGGCAAGGTCGACGATGCGGGCCCACCCCTTGGGGACGGTGTCCTGATTATGGCGGGACAGTTTCTCGGAGGCTTCCTTGACTGACCGGTACGGCGGGAGCGGGCGGTAGACGTAGGCGCGGTGACACTGCCCGGTTCCGGCCTTGAACTGATGGGGCTGACGTTCCAGCAGGCCGCGGCGGGCTAGGTCGCAGGCCCGGGAGGATGCGTTGCGGGCGTGGGCGAGTTGGAGTTCCTGTCTGATCTGCTCGACGGTGAGCCAGCCCTTAGGGGGCGGGATGATGTTCTCCTGGCGCAAGGCCTCGATGAGGCGGGCGGGGTCGAAGCGCCTCATTTGCTCTTCGGGGTGAATACCTTGAGGTCGGTAGTCCAGACCCAGCGGGAGCCGACGCGGTGGACGAGCCAGACCTTCCAGTCCTTGCCGTCGACCCAGCCGGCGGCGAAGCCTGAGCCCCAGCGGGAGGTCGCGAGACGGTGGGACGCGTAGGCCATGGCGTCCTTCTGACAGAGACAGCCGGCGGAGAACGCGGCCCCGCCTTCGGCCTTCGTCAGGTTGACCTGGGCGAGCGTGTGAGTGTGGCCGTGGATCAGAGCGCCGCCGCGGTCAGCGTAGTGCTTACCCTGTTCGGCGGTGGCGTTGAGGCCGTGGGCGTAGCCATGGATGAAGGCGACAGGCCCGAGGCGGTAAACACCCTTCTCGGCGTGGTAGGGGAGTATGGTCTTCACTCCGCAGCTCTTCGCGGCGGTCTTGATGCGGGCCTCGAGGTCGGCGCAGTAGTCGCGTACCAGGGCGGAGCCCGAGGTGTGTTGCATGGCGACTGCCCGGTGCTCGTGATTGCCCATCAGGTAGACGGTGGGCTTCGTGCGCTCGAGGAAGTCCTCGCCGCCCTGGATGTCCGACATGAGGGACTCAGCGCCTTCAGCGTCGGTGCCTACTCCGCGGCGCAGTGATCGGAAGTCGAAGCAGTCGCCAAGGTGGACGCGGACGGTGGGCTTGTAGTCCTTGATGAACTCGACGAGGGCCTCGACGGCGTTCTCGTCGGCCATGTCGCCGTGATTGTCACCGAAGGCGACGAAGCGGGTCGGGGTGCTCATCAGCGGACGTTGATGTAAGGGATGGGCTTGCCGGCGTCGAAGGCCGCGAGCATTTCGTCACGGCGCTTGCGGGCCGTCTCGAGGTCGCTGGCGATGTTCTCGACGATGTCCTTGCCGCGGCGACGCAGGCGGAACCAATAGCAGTCCCCGAGTTTCTGGAGGTGGTGGTTGGGGTTCTCGGCCTTGATGTAGGCAGGCTTGTCGTTTCGCCCGGTGCGGGTGTACTTGGGGCAGGCCAGCAGGAAGGCCAAGCGGTCGGGGGTGATGCCGACCTTGTTCGCCCAGCGCAGCGTCTCGGGGTTCATAGTCTCCATGAGCGTGCGAGGTTGCGGCCTTCGGTCATGATCTGGTTACGCGAGGACGGCCTGAAGATGTACTCCTGGTCGAACAGGTGGGACGCGCGTATCTCGGCGATGCTGTCGAGCTCCTCGTCGTTGGCAGGGCCGACCCCAGCGGTGGCGACGTAGATGGTGCGGACCTTCCAGCCCTTCTCCCAGAGGATGTCCTGGCAGACGCGCAGCTCGTTGACGTAGCGCCAATCGGAGCAGACGACCGTCTCGGGGGAGGGTTGGTCGTGGTGCTTCATGACCGGGCACCAGTTGGCGAAGTGGCGGGCGAAGACGTCCCGATCCATGCGCCGTGCGAACTTGCCAGCGTGGACGAGGAAATCGCGGTTATCGACCTTGAAGTCTTCCTTGAAGAAGTCCCCATCAAGGCCGAGGTAATCCATGTAGTGGTTCGCGGCCTCCTTGAGGGCGTCGGCGAAGTTAATGTGCTCGGCGGGTCGCTGGGACCACTCGAGGATGCCCGAGGCGAGCGTGTCCTTCCCGGCCCTGGCATATCCTGCGATGAGGATAAGCGTCGGGGCGGCCATCGGCGTGGGTGCGTCGGTCACGGGATTAGAAGGGCACGCCTTCAGGGGGCGGGTTGTCCTGCACGGTCGGCTTCTGCGAGCCCTTGGGATACGTCATCTTATATTTGTACTGAGGCTTCCCCTGCCACTCGCCGTTGGCCTCGACCTCGACGCCGACGAGGATGGTCTGGCCGCACGCGGGGGACAGGTACTCCAGGTACTCGGCAGGGGTCGCGTCGAGCCTGATCTCGTTGGTGTACTTGCCGCTAAACTTCCCAACCAACATGGCCAGCGCCTTGCCGTACTTGCTGGAGAAGTTCTTCGAGAGGCAGAAGCCCTTGTCGTCGACGAAGAACAAGCGGCAGGACGTGGTGCCGTCCTCCCACTGTTTGACCTTCTCGAACTTGGGCTTGATGAGTTTCAGCTTGTAGGTGCCGTTCGTGCTGATGGACGTAAGCGGGGGGCGGTCGTTTTCGGTGGTCATGGTATTAGGCGAAGTTGATGTTCGTCGCGGCGCTGGGCTTGGCGGCGATGTCGATGGTGGTGATCTCGGTCTGGTAGCCGGGCCAGTTGCCCGAGGCGGTGCAGTCCTTGTACAGGGTCAGCGCACGCTCGAAGTCGAACGCGGCTTGGGTCATCAGTTCCGGCCCCAGCTCGTAGACCGCGTGGGCGTAGGGCGGCTCCTTCTCGACGGCGATGAAGCGGAAGCCAAGGACGCGGCACTTGTAAGCTGACTCGACGGCGTGCCTATAAAAGTAATTTTGCAGGGCGTAATTATACTTGCGGGATGCAGCCAAAAATCCGCGAGGGCTGGCGTCCTCGCAGGTCTTCAGATCGTAGATGTAGCCGTCGTCGGAGATGCCGTCGATGGCGCACTTGACCAGCGTGTCGCCGAGGAAGGCGGTGAACATCACTTCGGTCTTCGAGAGGACGATGCCGTTGTTCTTCATGCAAGCCGCAGCGGAGTTCGCCACGGCGTCGACGAGAGCACCTTCTTCGGCGGTCAGGATGGCCTTGCCTTCGTTAGCGGTGACAAAGTCCTGCCACTCCTGCTTTCCGTCTTTGGTCCGCTTGTCCACGTCCGGGGCGATGGCGTGGGTGGCGTTGTAAGCGTCGAGCCCTTCGAGGGCCAGCTTGTGGACCGCGGTACCCACTCGCAGGGCCTTGGACTCTTCGCGGGTGCGGTTGAGGTACGCCTGGTAATGGGCGGGGGACTTGAGCAGTTCCTTGGCGCCGGATTGGTTGAGCGCTTGGATGCCGTCATAGATGACGCGTTCGGTGATGAGGTCGGGCATGGGATGGTGTTGGTGTTCTGGGTTGGTGGAAATTAGAGAAGGGCCATGATGGCGTCGGCCTGATCGGGGCGGCGGCGCTGGATGGCGGTCACGCACATGGTCGAGCCCACGGCGAAGCGGGAGCATGCGACCGGGCGGTTGGCGTAGGTCTTGCACTTACCCGAGCCGGAGAGGTGGGGGCATCTGGAGTGCAGTTCGGCGAAGGTGCGGCCGACAATCTGAAAGACCTCGCCACGTGCGGCGTAGAACTCAGTCGTGGTCGGGGACGCGTCGATAGGCAGGAGGATGCTTTCACAGCAGGCACCCTTGCACAGTTCACAAGCCTTGCTCACAGGCTGTCGTCCTCGGGGGCGGACTCTTCGACGCTGGCCGAGATGCGGCGCACGTCCTCAAGGGCGGCTTCACCGGCATTCTCCATGGCCTCGAGCGTATTACGCAGGACGCGCAGCTGAACGACGAGCACGTGCACGCGGTCGTGCAAAGGTTTGACCTGGGCGGCTTCGTCGGCGGTCTCGACGTGATCGGTGAAGACGCTGAGCTCGGTGAGCGCGGCGGAGGCGAGGTCGGAGAGCGTCGTCAGGTCTTCGACGTGCATCTCGATGCGGGAGGCGAGGGACTTGACCACGGCGAGGTCGCCGGTGACCTTCTCGACGAGCCTTTGGATGTTGTCGCGGTTGGTCATTGGCGGACGGGCGTGAAGGTAAGTTCCTTTATCTCGCCGTTAGGGGCAAGCGTGAAGTAACGGACTTGGGAGCGGACGAGGGACGGGTAGGTCTTCCTCTTCCATGCGTTGAGGTCGGTCAGGAAGTCCGCGTGCTTGCGGGCCGTCAGTTCGACGTAAGGGAAACCGTCGAGGAGCAGGAGCAGGGCGTACTGACGCGGCACGGTCGCCGCGATCCGTTCGATGCCCTTGGGAACGTCAGCCATCAGAGTTGCCCGGTCTTCGCGCGGTTCCACTTGGCGATGGTAGCGACGACGACGGCCTTAGCGATAGCGTCGAGCTGACCGACCTGGGCGATGTCGTCGAGGACGCGGGCCAGTTCGTTGCCAGCGTAGATCATCGCCTTGCGCTTGGCCTCTTCGGCGGCGAGGAGGTTCTGGTTGTTGAGGTGACGCATGGCCGCGTCAACAGGGTCGTAAGGGTCGCTCATTTGGTCAGGGGGCGAGGGGTGGGGGAGAAGGTAGGGGCGGCGGCCTGCGAGGGCGTAGGACGGAAGCCGGCTGAGGCCACGGCGCCGTCATCGTCGAGGTCGACCGAGATGCCGCACGCGGTCTGGATGGACTGGCGGCGGATGTAGGTGATGGCCCCGCCAATCTGCTGGGCGGTCAGACCCTCGGCCTTGACGAGCAGGGTGCCGAACTCGAAGCGTTCGCCAGAGCTGTGGAGGAAGGCGGTAGAGACGCCGACCTTGCCCTCTTGGCTGACGAGCGTCTGGATCAGAGCGAGGTCATGGTCGAGGAGCACGGGCTTGATGGCGTCGAGCAGCGCGTCGAGGGAGACGTACTTGGCCTTGAAGGCCGGGTTCACTTTGTTGGCCTTCACGTTGTCCAGGGCGGCGAGCGCTTGGACGAGGGCGGAGGTGGCGTTGGTGGGGGGCGTGGGTTTGCTCATGGTGGAGATTATTTGGTGGTCGGTTCAGTGGCCTTCGTGATTTCACCGGCCTTGAGGCTGGCCTCGATGTCGGCGAGGCTCATGCGGGTGTAGCCGGGGACGAACAGATTGTAAAAGGTCACGCCGCCTCGGACGGTCGGGGTCAGGAGACGGGCGACCTTCTGATCGGGTAAAACAATGTATGACGAGTCCGCGATGACGCGGTAGTCGGCGGGGAGTTTCGGGTCTTTCTTCATGTGAGGGGAGATTAGTTGATGGCTCCGCGGGTGGCGGAGTCGAAGATGAGGAGGGCGTCGGCGTTCCAGAGGGTGACGTCGACGGAGGGGAACAGTTCGGCAGCCCGGGCCTTCAGCTTGTTCTTCCACTGGGTCGTGGTCAGTTCGCCCTTCGTGCCACAGGTGTGCGTTTTCTGCCAGATGGCCGGGCGGATGCGGTGAATCTTCCAACCCATGGCGACGGCGGCGCCGTAGAGGACGCCCGTGTTCCACATCAGTTTGCCGATGGCCGAGCCGGGGATGTTCTTGCCAGCGAAGAGCGGCGGCTCCTCAAGGTACAGGCTGACGTCCTTGGCCTTGCAGCTGAGATCGGCGAGGAGTTGGCAGACCTCGACATCAGAGCCGGGCATCTTAGCGCACTCCACAGGGTCGCCGTCCGCTGACCAGACGATGCCGCCGTTTACGCCAGGGTCGATTGCTACGATGAGGTGGGCCACATCAAGACCCTTTAACGGGGCTTCACCGAGGACAAGCGGAAAAGGTTGCCGACTCTTTCGGCGTAGTCGTTGGGTTTGAACTTACGGTCGACGGCGCCTGACCAGCCAACGTTCCAGACCAGGGCGAGTTCTTCGGGGGTCGGGGTCGGGATGCCGATGCGCTTGAAGTTGTCGCGGATCGTGCGGAGGTGGGCGGCCGCGATCATGTCCTGGGCGGTCGGGTTGCGCCACTTGCTGAACTGGAAATGATGATGGCCCTCCCGCTTCAGGCGTTCGTTGGCGTCGTCCCAAGCGGCCTTCCCGACCTGATACATTCCGCGCTCGCCGGCCTTGCCCACGGCCTTGCGGTTCTGGCCGGACTCGACCATGGCGATGCACTCGAGGAGGGTGGCCTCAGCTGCGGCCGCGGCGTTGAAGCCGAGGAGCAGCAGGGCGACGATGGAGAAGGGTCGCATGGGCTTATGCACGGGGCTTGCCCTCCTTGGCGGCTAACCAATCCTGATAGGGTTGGTACTTAAGCATCTCTTTACGACCAAACTCCTTGAGCAGGTCTTCAGCCATCGCATCCCCGGCTTTGGTCAGCCTCTCGACCTGTGCCTGTTCCATATCAAGCCGCTCACGGCTCTTGCGTTCCTCTTTGGCGATGTGGGCCAGGGCTTCCTCGTTGAACTTCTTGAGGCGGGCGTAGTCCTCGTAAGAAACGAACAGACCGTCAGGCTCGGTGTGATACTTGAGCGCCGCCGTCTTTTCTCCACCGATGTGGTGAACGATGGTGGCGGAGAAGTTAAATCGCTTCGGTTCGCTCATACGCGTCTCGGGACTTGTGATCCGGCGACCTCGAAGCCGTCGACCTCGTAGGAGTAGGTGATGCCGACCCATCCGCCGGCGGCGGCGTAAGCCTGGAGCGATATCTTGCTTGCCCCGTCTTCGCTCAGGGCCTCGTGGTAATGGTTGAGGAGTTTCTTCATGCGGGTCGACGCGATGGCGGCCTTCGCCGACATGATGTCCCCGCACATGATGCGCTCGTTGATTTCGTAGAGCTCGGAGAGGAGCCCGACCATCCCGTCGAGGTGCTTAAAGGCGGACATAGCCTCGGGCCTCCATGTCGGCGATGACCTTTTCGTTATGCATTGCTACGGCGTAGGCCCGGTCATGCTTGGCCAGCCAGTGGTCGCGGGAGTGGGCGAGCCGGGTGACCTCGGCCTTCAGCTGCTCGACCTCGGCCCGGTAGTTGTCGGCGATGCGGATCTGCATGTCGATGCAACGGTCGGCGCGGTCGGCGTAAGCCTTCATGGCGACGAGGGCGGTCTTGAGGGTGCGGGCGTAGGCCCAGGGGACGAGCCACCAGAAGCGGGGCATGGAGTCGGGTTTGATGATGTGCATGGGATTGTATGGGCGGTGGGAAGGGTCAGGCATGGGGAGAAAGGGTGGCGTCTACGGCGGCGATGCGTTCGCCGATCCAGCGCATGACTGGGACGGCCATTGAGTTGCCGCAAGCCTTATACCGTGGGCCGTCGGGGCATTGCTCCTCGGGCTTACCCTTCCAGCTGATGCGTGACCAGTTGTCGGGGAAACCTTGCAGGCGTTCGCACTCGACTGGAGTGAGGCGGCGGACGGCCATCGGAGGATTGAGTCCAATGACGGCGGGGGCAGTATTACCTCCAGCATTTGACGGAAGCGTCGGGCTTACGCTTTCGGACCATCCAATGCTTCTAGATTGAGCGCCTTGCCCGCTCTTAAAGCAGGCTACGTGCGGAGTCTGGTCACCAGCGGAAGCCTTGAGGGTAGTAGTAGTAGTAGTAAACGACGGGTCGGCTCCAGCCTCTCGGCGTAGGTTTCCGGGTTGGAAGGTGATGGCTAAAGCCTCGGCCTCGACGCGCTCGTTGCCGGTGCGTGAGTAGGGCGGGCCGCTTGCTCCGATCGTCGGGGCGACAGAGCCTGGCATCTGGTGCTGCACGACGGCGTGGGTAGTCCGGGTGTCGCCGAGGTCGAAGTTGTTCAGCGTGTTGCTGGCGTTGGCAGGAACCCAAGTCTCGTTGTCGGTCGTGGAGCAGGCTTGCTTGGACTTGCGGAAGGGCGTGGCTACTCCTTCGCCGCTTGCCTCAACGCTTGCTCCAGCATCGGCGGCAACGCCTTTCCTCTTTTTGTTGCCCGTCTCAAGATACCCGCGCAAGCCTTCGCGGAGAGATAGAACCTCGGCGGCAGCTCGCCAGTCTCCAAGACACGCGACAACGAAGACTCGACGACGACGCTGGGGGACTCCGAAGTGTTGAGCGTCCAGCACTCGGTAGGCGAACCCATACCCGAGTTCAACCAGCGCCCCGAGGAAGGAACCAAAGTCCCGCCCTCCTCCCGAAGACAGGACACCGGGGACATTTTCCCAGACGATCCAGCGGGGCTTGAGCTTGTCAGCCAGCCCAAGAAAGGTGAGAGCGAGGTTGCCCCTGGGGTCGGCAAGTCCTTTGCGGAGTCCTGCGACGGAGAAGGACTGGCAAGGTGTGCCTCCGACCAGAAGGTCGATTGAACCGGGTTCGATTGGCCAGGATTGGTATTCGGTGAGTGAGCCATGGTTTGGGATGTTAGGGAAACGGTGTTTGAGGATAGCGCAGGGGAAGGGTTCGATTTCGGAGAAGCCGACGGGAGTCCAGCCGAGGGGATGCCAAGCGACGGACGCGGCTTCCATGCCAGAACAGACGGAGAGGTAGCGCATCACTTCTGGCGGCGGTACGGGCCGCGGCGGTTGAGGTTGACCCACGTCGTCCCGGTGATGTCGAGCCACTGGCGGAGGGTGCAGACGGTCGTGTCCAGGGCGGCGGCGGCATCGGCCTGAGACTTGCCGGCGGCGTTGAGCGCGGCGATCTGCGGGAGGATGGCCTGCAAGCGGTTCGCGGCATACTGAGCCATCGGGCGCTTGAGGGGGATGACGCGACCGGCGAAGGTCAGCGTCTCGGTGTAGGGGTGGTTGGCGTTGGGCATGGTGGGAAGATTAGGCGAGGTGCCAGCAGAGGACAGTGACCTTGGGGTTGGAGTGGGAACCAGCGTCCCGGTACTCGACGACCTGATCGTAGCGGGAGCAGACGTCGGCCTTGGCTTTGGCGGTGACGTACTTGTTGAAGTCGCCGGCGGTGGGCTCGCTGGCGAGGACTACGAGCTGACCGCGAGCGTGGTCGATGCCGTAGAGGGCGTAAGAGCCGAGGCCCTTGACGCAGCCGTCTCTGTCCTTGAGGCTGGCGGCCTTGCGGAAGTCGATGACCTTGCGCTTGAGGAGTTCGTGCATGGCCTTGTCGAAGACGAGTTCGGCCTTGGGTTTGATGGGGGTGCTCATGTGTGGTGTGGGTGGGAAATTAGCGGACGCGCTTAGCGGCAGGCTTCTTAGCGACGTAGCCGGGCAGGGAGCGGTCGATGGCCTTGGCGAGATCGGGGCCGGCGAACGTGACGACGGCGGTCCAGCCGAGGATGGCGAGGGTGAGGAGGGCGATGAGGGTCTTCATTGGTGGTGCGTCAACATCCTTGGCGGACTGTTTCGCATTCGTCAAGCACCTTTCCAAACAAGCCCTGTGCCGTTCTTCACGGCAACCCTTTCAATAGCGGGTTCGGGTCTGCGAGGCCCGGCATGGTGACCGTACCCCTCTCCGACTAAAGGACGACTCCCCCGTGCCTTTCGGTAGAGGGGGGAGCCATTATGGGGTCTACTATGCCCCCTAGTCCCTCCACGTCAAGGGGTCTTAAAGGCCTCTCCTTGCCCCGTGGCGGCCTTTTCCCTACTTGGCCGAATGTCTACCCTTCCAGACCCTAAAACCGACCGCCATCGCCACGGCCACGCAACCGAAGCCGAGGGCCATCCCGAGATCGCGGACGGACTGGAGGGCTAGGGTCGCCGAGGACAGGTTGCGCTCCAGGC